TTCGCGAACAAGTGGACGGAAATGGTCGACGGGCTCCGCGCCGGCCCGGAAGCGATCGACGCCGCCGCCGCCGCGCAGGAGAAACTCGGCGTCATCACCACGCAGCAGACCGAGCAGGTCGCCGCGTACGTCCGCGCGCAGAAGCAGGTCGCCGAGAGCTGGCGGGCGATCAAGAGCGACATCAGCGCGGCGCTCGGTGAGGCCGTCATGCCGGCGCTCGCGCCCATCATGGAGCAGATGGCGAAGTGGATGGACGCCAACCGCGAGTGGGTCAAGACCGGGCTCGCGGGCGCGGTCCAGACCGTCGCAAACGCCTTCCAGCAGCTCGGCGGCTTCGTCAAGAGCACGAAGGACGACATGGACGGCTTCCTCAAGCTCATCGAGCCGTTCACGCAGGGCGCGCAAAACCTGTGGAGCGCGTTCAAGCCGCCGGACATCAAGGTCTCGGACCCGCTCACGACGTTGCGGGACGCGATGGAGGAGGGGCTCAAGGGCATCGAAGGCTTCCTCGCCGGCATCGCGACGAAGATCGACGCCGCGTTCTCTCGCCTCGGCGAAGCGATCAAGACGCCGCTGCTCGACGCCTGGGCCGCGGCGCTCCAGCGCATCCAGGGGATCTGGGAAGCGATCGCGAAGGCGATCGAGACGGTGGCGGGCGCCTGGCAGACGCTGACCGGCACGGGCTGGGACAAGACGATCGCGAAGGCGCCGGCACTGCCCGCCGCGCCGCCACCGGCCACCGCTGTCTCGACGGGCGGCGGGCCGCTCACCTGGGAGACGCTTGGCGGCACGCCGGGCGGGCTCCTCGGCGCCGCAGGCGGGCAGCCGGCGACCGGCACGGTCAACGTCGTCATCGAGAACAAGAACGCGCCGCCGGGGCAGCGCACCACGGCGACGGCGACCGGCGCGGGCGTGCGGACGCAGGTCGACACCGGCACGTCGATGCCCTGGAGCACGCCGGAGTATCGCGGGCCGTGGGCGCCCGCCGGAGTGTGACGGATGGCGCGCCGCCCCGGCCACTTCGACGACGATCCACGGCCGAAGCGCGAGCGGCGCCGCCCCGCCGATACGCGCGCCTGGCGCGCGCGGCTCCGGCCGGCGTCATGGCGCGGCGTGCCGTTCTACGTCGACGAGGCGGCGGGCGAAGTCGGCCGGCGCTTCGAGATGCACCAGTATCCGCAACGCGACGCGCCCTGGGCCGAAGATCTCGGCCGCGCGCAGCGGCGCTGGAGCGTCACCGGCTACGTCATCGGCCCCGGCTACATGGGGCTCCGCGACCGTCTGCTCACGGCCTGCGAGACGCAGGGCCCCGGCACGCTGATCCATCCGTATCTCGGCAACCTCCGGGTCGTCTGCGAGCGCTTCCGCTTCCGCGAGCGCGACGAGGAGGGCGGCATCTGCCGCTTCGATCTGTCGTTTGCGGAGCCGGGCGAGCGCGGCGCCCCGACGGCGCGGCGGGCGGCCGGCGCCGCCGTGCGCGCCGCCGCCAGCGGCCTCGTCACCGCTGCCATCGGTGCCTTCGCCGGCACGACGTTCCGCGTCGCCGACTTCCAGGACTTCGTCGCCGAGAGCGCCGCGCGCGACCTGGCGCAGCTCGCCGCGATTCTGGAGGGCCTGCGCGGCCCGACGCTCCAGGTCCCGGAGGCCCTCTCGCTGGAAACGCGGCGCCGGCTGCTCGCGCTCGCGATCGTCGATCCCGCCGCCGTATCGCCCGCGACGCTCGCGCAGGTCGTCCTCGATGCCGTCCGCGCCTTCGCCGACGGCGTGACGCCCGCGACCGCGCTCGACGGGCTCGACGTGCTCACGCTGGTGACGTTCCCGCTGCCGCCGACGACGGCGACGCCGGCCCGCTCGCAGGAGGCCGAGAATGCCGTCTGCCTCGCCAACCTGACGCATCAGGCGGCGGCGGCCGCGCTGCCCGGCCCGGTCAGCACGATCCCGCTCCAGGTCTACGAGGACCTCGTCGCCGTCCGCACGCGCGTCGTCACGCTCTGCGACCGGCTTGAGGACGCGGCGACCGACGCCGTCTTCGACGCGCTCGCCGACGTGCGCGCCGAGTGCATCGCGACGCTCGACGATCGCGGTACCACGCTCCGGCCGCTCCGGCGCTACGTGACGGCCTTCCCGCGCCCGAGCCTCGTGCTCGCGCAGCGGCTCTATCAGGACCCGAGCCGCGCCGACGAGCTCGTCGCGCGGACGGGCGCCGTGCATCCCGGCTTCATGCCGGACACGGGCCTCGTGGCGGGCTGGTGACGGGATGGGCCAGGCCACGCTGCGCCTCGGCGGCCGCGACTACGAAGGCTGGCACGCGATCGCCGTCCGGCGGGGGCTCGAACAAGCCGCGTCGCAGTTCGAGGTGCGCGTCTCGGAGCGCACGACGGGCCAGCCGTTCGAGCCGTGGGTCCTGCGGCCCGGCGCGCCCTGCGAGATCCTGCTCGACGGCGAGGTGGTCATCACGGGCTACATCGACACCTACGCGCCGAGCTTCAACGCCGACACGCATGACGTCCACGTGAGCGGCCGCTCGCGGACGGCCGACTTCGTCGATGGCGCGGCGATCGTGCCAGGCGGCCAGTTCAAGCAGCTCTCGCTCTGGGAGATCGCGGAGCGCCTCGCGCAGCCGTTCGGGCTCACGGTCACTGGCAGCGCCGGCATGCCCGTCGTCGAGGGCCCGCGCCCGTCTGGCGACTTCGTCGGCCCGATGCCCGGTGTCACGCCGACCGCGCCCGTCGAGGGGCCGCGCCCGTCGCCGGACTTCGTCGGGCCGATGCCGCCGCTCCAGGACGTACAGGTGCAGCAAGGGGAGACCTGTTATGCGCTACTCGAACGCCTCGCGCGGCTGCAAGGACTGCTCATTGCGGATACCGCCACGGGCCAACTCGCCCTTACCCGCGTCGGCAGCCGTCGCGCCGTCGGCGCGCTCGTCCAGGGCGACAACATCCTATCCGCCAGTGCCACCCTCGACGCCTCGCAGCGCTACAGCGAATATACCGTCAAGGGCCAGCGACCCAACACGGATGATCGCGAGGATGGGAGCGAGACGGCTCCAGCAGTGGGCGGCGGTCGCCAGACCCAGGCCAGCGGCGGCGGGCCCGCCGGCCCGAGCGTCCGCGCCTGCATCGGCGCCGCCCTCGACGGCTTCCTCGGGCGCTACAAGCCGTGGCTCCTGACCGCCGAGACGATCGCCGACGATCTGCTCTGCCAGCAGCGCGCGGACTGGGAGGCGCGGCGCCGCGCCGGCCACGCCGTGCGCGCGACGATCACGGTCGCCGGCTGGCGCCAGACGGCGCGCGGGCCGCTCTGGGACGTCAACCTGCTCGTCCCGGTCATCGCGCCCTGGCTCGGTATCAACCGCGAGCTGCTGATTGCCTCCGTGGCGTTCCAGAAGGACGACAGCGGCAGCACGACGACGCTGGAGCTGACGCTACCTGATGCGTTCGCGACCGAGGCGGACGGCGTCCCGAGCGGCGCATCGGCCACCGGCGGCGATGCCGGCGGCGGCTCCGACCTCTGGTCGAGCGGCTCGATCAGCACCGTCGTCAAGGCCGCCGGAGGAATCTTCCTGTGAGCCGCGAGCAGGAGCTCTCCCGCCGGATCGCCATGACGACGACGCGCGGCCGCATGGCGCTCGTCGATGACAAGAAGAAGCTCCAGCAGGTCCAGGTCGAGCTGCTCGCGGACGAGACCAAGGACAACGTCGAGCGCTTCCAGCAGTACGGCTTCACGTCCGTGCCGCTCAAAGGCGCCGAGGTCCTCACCGTCTTCCTCGGCGGCGGCCGCGACCACGCCATCGTGCTCGCCATCGACGACCGCCGCTATCGGCTGACCGGCCTCGAAAACGGCGACGTCGCGCTCTACAACGAGTCGGGCGCCAAGATCGTCCTCTCGAAGGACAAGACGATCACCATCACGAGCGACGAGCTGGTGATCGACGGCGACCACGTCCACCTGAGCTGCAGCACGCTCGAGATCGACGCCATCGACTCGATCACGGTGACGTCGCCGAGCATCGACGTGAACAAGTGAGGCCATGCCGGCAGTCCAGCGCATGACGGATCAGAACGACGGCGGCGGGATCATCCAGACGATTCCCGGCCAGGACTTCGTCCGCGTCGAGGGCCTCCTCGTCGCCGTCGTCGGCGCCAGGGGCTCCGCGCATCCGCCGTGCCCGGAGGTCCAGGTGCACTGCCAGAACGTCTGGACGACGACGCGCGGCGCGCCGCGCGTGCGGATCAACGGCCTCCCGGTCATCCGCGCGACCGACCCGGATAGCTGCGCGCACCGCCGCGTCGGCGGCTCCCCGACGACACGCATCGGCGACGGCGGTGGCGGCCCCGGCGGGCCGAACGACTGGGACAGCGGCCACTGGGACGAGGCGCAATGGCAGTAGTCACGCGACCCGTGAAGAGCGCGGGCGGCCATTCCTACGTCGAGGAGAAGGCGCTCGGCGATCCCGCCATCCAGGCCGCCGAGGTCGATGCCGACTTTGATACGATCTACGCCGCCGTCAACGCGATCCCGGCGGGCCCGCCCGGCCCCGAGGGTCCGCAGGGCCCGCAAGGTGATCCCGGCGCGACGGGCGCGCCGGGCGCGACGGGACCGCCCGGGACGACCGGCGCGACCGGCGCACAGGGGCCGACGGGCGCGCAAGGTCCCCAGGGCGACGCCGGCCCGCCGGGACCGCAAGGGCCGCCGGGCGGCTCGACGAGCGTGCTTGACTACACGTTCAGCACGACGACGACCGCGCCGCCCGCCAAGTCGCAGGTCCGGTTCAACGCCACGGACCAGACGGCGGCGACGCTGCTCTGGATCGACCACACGACGAACGCAGGCGCCGATGCGGCGACGGCGCTCAACCTGATTACGCCGCTCGCGGAGGTCTTCGTCGAGAACCAGGCGGACTCGGCGCGCCATCAGCGCTACCAGGTGACGGCCGATGCCGTCGATCGCGGCGGCTACACCGAGCTGGCCATCGCGTGGCTCGCCGCCGGCAGTCCGCTCGTCGGCGGCGGGCAAGGCGACGTGTTCGTCTCGATCATCCACAAGGGCGCGCAGGGGCCGCCGGGGCCGGAGGGACCACAAGGGCCGACCGGTGCGCAAGGCCCGCAGGGCGTTCCGGGCGCGGCGGGCGCGACGGGCGCCGCAGGGCCGCCGGGAGCAGACTCGACGGTGCCGGGGCCGCAGGGGCCGCCAGGCGACGCGGGCGCGCAAGGCCCGAAGGGCGACACGGGGCCGCAGGGGCTAGCAGGCGCGACGGGCGCCGCAGGGCCGCCGGGAGCAGACGGCGCACAGGGACCGCAGGGCATCAAGGGCGATACCGGCGCGACCGGTACGCAAGGGCCGCAAGGCCCAGCCGGCGCGACCGGCGCGCAAGGGCCGAAGGGCGATCCCGGTACGACGGGCGCGCAGGGGCCACCGGGAGCAGCCGGCGTCGGCGTGCCCACGGGCGGTACCGCCGGACAGCAGCTCCAGAAGACGTCCGCGGCAGACTTCGCCACGGCCTGGGTCACGCCGCCGACGATCCCGACGACGCTGCCGCCGTCCGGCCCGGCCGGCGGCGACCTCACCGGGACGTATCCCGACCCGACGATCGGCGCGGGCAAGATCACGGCAGCGAAACTGAGCCCGGCGCCGGGCGCAGGCGACGTCGGGAAGATGCTCACGGTCGCCGCCGGGCCGGTGCTCGCCTACACGGCCGTCCCGACGTCGCTGCCGCCCTCCGGGCCCGCAGGCGGCAGTCTGACGGGCACGTACCCGAACCCGCAGGTCGCCGCCGGAGCGATTGACCGCGCCAAGCTCGCCGTGGGGGCTGCGGTGCGCGGCAATGCGTGGGCCGCGATGACCGAGACGCTCGTCAGCGGCGGCCCGGTGCAGTTCTGCGCGTTCAACTTCCCGGCGCAGGGGAGCGTCGTCATCGTGTCGGGCGAGCTGCTCGGCGCGATGATTCCCGGCGGCAGCACGGGGCTGCGCTGGGTCCAGGCCGAGCTGCTCGTCAACGGCGCGATCTCGCGCCAGTGGATTCACGTCTCAGACGGCGTGCCGGCGTCGCAGCAGATTCCGATCGTCTTCCCGTTCTTCTTCCTCGACGTGACGCCGCCGGCCGGGACCCGCACCTATCTCGTCCAGGTCCGCACCGACAGCACGGCGACGTTCTTCCGCGCCGACCGGGCGGCGGGCGCGAATCGCGCCGGCTTCCTGACCGCGCTGGAGCTCGGCTGATGGCCGACGTCCGCACGGCCTGGTCGCCCGCGACGGCGCCGCTCCGCGGCGACTGGCTGATCGAGCCGCCCGGCCTCGCCACCGATCACGACCTGGAGACCGCCGTCCTGCTCTCGCTGTTCACGGATGACAGCGCGCAGGCCGACGACGTCATCCCGGACGGCACGGACGACCGGCGCGGCTGGTGGGGCAACTGGGAGCGGCCGGAGCCGGGCTCGCTCGGCTCGCGGCTCTGGCTGCTGTCGCGCGAGAAATCGACCGAGGAGACGCGGCGGCGCGCCGAGGAGTACGCCGCGCAGGCGCTCGCCTGGATGCTCGACGACGGCGTCGCGGCCCGCGTCGACGTCGCCGCCGACTACCTCGAACAGGCCCCGGTGCCGCCGCAGACGCTCGCCGTCGCGATCGCGATCACGCGCGCTGACGGCTCCGTCTTTGAGCGCCGCTATGCGTGGGCCTGGGAGCAGCTCGCCGCACAGGGCGTCGCGACGCCCGAAGTCAGCTGGGAGGGCGCCCTCTGATGCCGTTCGACCGCCCCACGCTGCCCGAGCTCCGCGACCGCATCCGGCGCGACTTCAACGCCCGCTTGCCCGGCGCCGATGCGCTACTCCGGCAGTCGAACCTGCGCGTCATCGCCGACGTCCTCGCCGGCCTGTCCCATCTCCACTACGGCTACCAGGTCTGGCTGTCCCGCCAGCTCTTCCCCGACACCGCCGAGACGGCCTTCCTCGAACGCTGGGCGTCGATCTGGGGACTCTCGCGGCGGCCGGCGACTGCGGCGGTCGGCGCGATCGCGGTGACGGGGGCGCCCGGCGCCGTCGTGCCGGCCGGCGCCGAGTTCCAGCGGATCGACCGCGTGCGCTACCGCGCCATCGACGGCGCCACGCTGGCGGCGGACGGCACGGCCACGGTCGGCGTCGAGGCGACGACGCTCGGCAGCACGGGCGATGCGCTCGCCGGCACGAGCGTCACGACCGTGACGGCGCTCGCGGGCGTCGTCGCGCAGGCGACCGTGGCGGCACCGGGCATGGCCGGCGGCGCCGACGAGGAGACCGACGCGCAGCTCCGCACGCGGCTCCTCGCCCGCATCCAGACGCCGCCGATGGGCGGCGCGGCGAACGACTACGTCGACTGGGCCCTGGAGGTCCCCGGCGTCACGCGCGTGTGGGTCGCCCCGCTCGAACAGGGGCCGGGCACCGTCGTCGTCCGCTTCGCGATGGACGACCCGGCGCATCCGAACGGCATCCCGACCGCCGCCGACGTCGCGCTCGTGCAGGCGCATCTCGATGAGGTCCGGCCCGTCACCGCGCAGGTGATCGTCCTGGCGCCCGTGCCGCACGCCGTCGACGTGACGATCGGCGCGCTCACGCCGGACACGCCCGCCGTCCGCACGGCCGTCGTCGCCGAGCTGACCGACACGTTCTTCCGCCACGGCGTGCCGGGCGCCGTGCTCTTCGTCTCGTGGCTCTGGGAAGCCGTGTCGCTCGCGTCGGGCGAACGCCATCACCGCATCATCGAGCCGCCGGGCGACCTGACCCTCGGCGTCGGCGAGCTGCCGATCCTCGGGACGATCACGTATGTGGACTGAGCAGCCGCGCGCCTGGACGGAGCAACCGCCCGGCACCGTCCCGATCCTCTCGGGCGTGCCACCGGCCGTCGCGGCCGACTGCGGCATCACGGAGGCCGAGTGGACGCGGACGCTGCTCGACCTCCTGCCGCGTGGCGTGGTCTGGCCGCGCGATCCCGGCACGACGCTCATGCGCTTCTGGTCCGCCGTCGCCATCGAGCCGACGCGCATCCAGGCCCGCGACTGCGACCTCCTCGCCGAGAGCTACCCGTGCGGCGCCGTCGAGCTGCTGCCGGACTGGGAGGCGGCGGTCGGTCTGCCGAATGAATGCACCGAGGGCGCCGACTGGACCGTTGCGGAGCGCCAGGCGCTCGTCTGCGCCTGGCTCGCGATGCAGGGCGGCCAGAGCCGCGCCTACTACATCTGGCTCGCCAACCTCTTCGGCTACACGATCACGATCACCGAGCACTTCCCGTACAAGGTCGGACTCGCCGAAGCGGGCTGCGCGTCGACGATGGCCGACTGCATCTTCTGGTGGACCGTGACCGTCGAGGGCGTCCCGCTGACGCTCCCGATCGCCGGCTGTCGCGCGGCCGGCGAGCCGCCGTGCGGCAGCGGCGCGTCGATCATCGAGTGCCTGATCCGGCTGTTCGCGCCGGCCCATACGATCGTCACCTTCCGGTATCCGGTCGAGCCGCGCACGGCCGAGGAGGAGCCGCCCCATGCTCAAGACGCCTGACCATACCGACGCGCTGTCGAGCCCCCCAGCCTTCGCGCCCGCCGGCACGCCGGGCTTTTACGCCGACTGCGATCCGGCGAGCGGCAAGGCTGGCACGGTGCTCCGGGCCGAAGACTTCAACGAGCTGATCCTGAACCTGCGGCAGCTGATGAGCTCGGCCGCCGTCACCGGCACGAAGGGCGCGCCGACGATCCTGGAGCAGACGCTGGACCGGCTCTACAGCGGCACGGCGCATTCCGTCGTCGCGACGCAGACGCTGTCGCCGGATTTCGCGGGCCTCGTCACCGTCGATGCGACCGCGGCCGACGTGACGCTCACGCTGCCGTCGGCCGCCGCCTGTCCGGGCGGCTCGCAGACCTTCATCTTCGTCCGCCTCGACACGACGACGCGGGTCGTGAAGATCATCCCGGCGGCGGGCCAGGCGATCCGTCTCGGCGTCCTCCGGCTGACGACCGATCCCATCATCGTCCGCAGCGACGGCGTCAACACGTGGCATTCGCTGCTGCCCGCCTGGACGATCGTGCAGAACACGACGCTGCAGGTCTCGACGACCGGCATCGCGCAGCCCGTCGATCCTGCTGGCGGCGATCCGTTCGACAGCCTGGCGTCCGCCTACGCCTGGATCGCGCGCCGCACGATCGCGAGCGGCGTCACGGTGACGGTCCAGATCGCCGCCGGCACGTACACGCGGACGACGCCGATCACGTTCAACTATCCGTACATCTCGCAGGTCAAGGTCGTCGGCGCTGGCAGCGCGTCGACGATTCTCGTGTTCAACGGGACGCCCGGCCTGAACGGGCTGACCGGCCTGCCGAGCATCGAAAAGCTGACCATTCGCGGGACGGGCACGCAGCCGCAGTGCGACGGCCTGATCCTTCGCGCCGGCACGGGCCTCATCGTCGATGACGTGGTCATCGAGGGCTTCACGCAAAGCGGCTGCGCGCTCGATGCGATTCTGACGGTGACGACACATCTGACGATCCAGAACTGCACCAGCTCGGGCATGAGCATCAGTCCCGGCGGCCAGTGCGTCGGCGGCCTCGCGCGCGTCGACCTGAACAACAACGGCGCGGGCGCTGTCGCGAATCTCTACTTGAACGGCGGCTCGGTGTACCTGAAGACGCTCGCGACGCTCGGCGGCCCGCGCGGCGTCCTGGCGAGCGGCCGCACGGCCTCGGGCAATATCGAGAACCTCAACGTCGTTGACCCGACCGTCACCGCTGAAGCGGTCCGCGTCGAGTACGGCGCGCTGCTCCAGGCGCGCACGCCCGGCGCGAGCTGGTATGCGCTCAATACCGCCGGGACCGTCTTCTACGTCTTCCTCGCGACGCAGTTCGGGCAGATGGCGACGCTGAACTGCTTGTCCGCCGGCAACCGCGCGAACACGAGCCCGCCGGTCAACACGCGCGGCAACGTCCAGAGCTACATCCAGGCGACCTAGTGAGATGAGCACTCCAGGCAGTGCGCCGCCGCCGCTCGGCACGCCGCA